GCGATATCCGTCCCTTCCGGGGCGTTCACCTTGGCAACCACGCGGGCCTGTTCGTTCAGGAACCGTTCGCGCTCCTTTCCGTCATCAGGGGTGACCTTGCTGTACTTGTCGCCGTAACGGCTCAACATCTCGGTATAACCTACCTTCTTGCACTCGATGGAGCGGTTTATTTTCTCTTTCAGACCGTCGGCTCCCATCATATACCAGGCACAACAGTGTTCGGTGGCGTTCCACAACGCCTTCAGTTCCAGAAATGCCTCATACTGGAGGTCGCCAGCCTCGTCCAGGATAATCAACGGAGTTTCGATGGAACGCAGGTAGTACACCAGGTCATCATAGACATCGACATAACGGCCGTTGCTGCTCACGCCGTACTCCTTGGCTATCTTGCGGATCAGACGCTGCTTGCTTTTCACCTGGGCACAATCGATATAGACGGCGTTGCGGTGTCCCTTCACGTAATAAAGCGCCGTGAAGGTCTTGCCGATATTGGCCATATCGCACAAGATACCGCTCAGGCCGCCTTCCTGGCAGAACTCCAACTGGGCGGTGATGTACTCAAACGTGGCGGTGCGGGCGGCCTTCCATTCCATACCGCCGCGGAGGCTGACGCCCAGTTTGCGGGCGATCGTGATCCAGCTGGCATCACTCAGCACCTTTTCAGTCTGGCCGTTCTTCACGGCACTGTAAACCGAAGTTGTTATACCCAGGGAGGCGGCGTGTTTGGCGTCACTCGGGTAGTTAGCCCGCTGGGACGAGATGGCCTCCGATATACGTTTTTTATTTTCCGTTGTAATCATGTTCTAATCTTAATTTAATATCGTTATAATGCTGTTACATGAAATCATCCAGGGCCTTGCGGCTGTAATCCTCCGGCGGGAGGTAAACATCCTGCAAGGCGGGTTCCTCCACGTTTATAGAGGGTAATTCCACGGCTTCTACGTACTTTTCTTTCTCCGGACGGGGCTTTGATACCCCCACGCCGGAAATGGCGTTATTTTTGACGTATGCGTTAAAACCGGAGATTTTTTTCTGCTGCTCCACGAATACCGTCCTGTCCGCGTCGGTCTGCTCACAGTCCGCGGTGTTAAATGTGCCGACATTCTGCAACTTGTCCACCAGCATGCCGTTCTGGTAGATATACACGTCGGTGATGTTGCCGTCATCGTCGGTCAGGTAGTAGGCGTCCACCTTCCAGTTGTTCGGTGCCAGACGTTCCAGCACCTCGGTGCCGCTCAGCCACCAGTCGGTATATCCGACCCGGCAGTAGGAGTTGCGGCGGATGCTCGTCTCCACATGATCACCGATAAAGCGGGCCAGGACGGCCTTGTTTATGGGTTCAAGGTTCGGGTTCATGTTCGCCTCAAGAACCTGCCAGCGTGTCATACCGGGGTATTTCTTCTGGTTGGGGTGAAGCGAGTTGTTGAACTCCATCACGTCGCGCATGTCATCGGCGACCAGTTCGTCCCAGCTGTAATACTGTTTATCCTCATAGGTGTCGTTCAGTTCATCAAAGACCTTCCTGCCCTCCGTACGGTAGTGGCGGTCCTTCGCGTAGAAACGTCCGACACCGAGGTGGTTCCGGTGTTCCACGGCCTTCTTCTTGGCACCGTTCATCGGCTCGGCGTACTTCTCCTGGGAGTTTTGGGGCGCACAGAAACGGACGAACGGGAACATCACACCGGCCTTCAGGAAGCTGTCCTTCCACTGGCTCATCAGGTGGTTCTCGACCTCCACCTGCGCCGGACAGCCCCAGCCCTTACGGTCGATCAGACGGAACATGGAGCGGAACATGTCCACAACCAGGTCCACGTTCTTGTTGCGGTTGTACGCGAAACCGACCACGCACTGGCTGGCAACGTCATAGGCGTAGTATGCTTTCGGGCGTGCCTTGGTGTCTTTGAGCTTGCGGGGAAGATCACGGTCATCGAACGAGATTTTACTGAAGGAGAATTCCGGGGCATGGCGGTGGACGTGCGGCATCTGCTCGTGCATGAACGTGGTCCAGCTTGACAGTTTGTGCTCAATCAGCACCCGATTTTTCGGCTTGTTCAGGTAGTTGTTGATCGTCGTCTCGCTCAAAACGCGGGGTTCGCCGTCCTTGTCGGTGAAGTCGTCCGGGTTGAACAGCTCACCCGTCTCGGGATCGTAAACGTCCAGCTCACCGCAAACAAACTGGTTGTACATCTCCGCCACGTTGGTGTTGAACGGCTTGTTGGGAAGCACGGCAATGCCAAGGATAAGGCGTTCGGTCCTGTAGTCCACCTTACGGGCCGACTGGTTACCAAACTTGCCACTGATAAGACAGCCGTAGCCGTCACGCTTGTACTCGGCAACCTTCTTGCGGAAACGTAACATACTGCCCGGCAGCGTGTGCCCGAATTGTGTGCGGAGGCTGTCAACAGCAGCGGCCATCTTGCCCCAATCGTATTTGTCGCCGGCAATGCGCTGGTATATCCTCGCGTTCTCGTACAGGCGAATACAAGTATTCAGGACGCTGGCGTTCGTGACATACTCACGGATCTTCTCAGGCTTCAGGTCAAGGCCGGTCTTCTCTGGATCGTGGAAGAAGACGACGGCGGACTGGTCGATCTCGTAGTTTGAGCGGAACCAGCCGGCAAGGCGGACGGAGTCACTGTCAGGGAAACGGGTGTAGATATCTTCCTTGTAGCGGGGAGGGAAACTGTCAACTACCACAAGGGCGCAACCTCCTCTATCACCACGGCGGGCGATATCGATCTTCTTGCGAGTAGCCAGCTTATTGCAGTAGGCCATAGTCATCACGCCATTGTCTGCAAGCTCCCGCATCGAGATACAAAGTTTACCGTTGTAGTATTCCATATCGCCCTCCCTTACTTCAATGTCATCGCCCAGTCCTGGATGTCATTTATTCCGCTGATCATCACATTCTCATAATGTCTCACCTCTTTTCCTCCGAGGAGCACAGAGCCGGTACCATCATTCTTATTGAATTCCAACATGACACCATTAGGCAGGTACTGACGCATATAACCATCGCTGTCATGCATCGTTTCCAGTACCGGGCAAAAACACATCTCGATGCCGCCGCGCTCTATCGCCAGTTTCCGAATCTTCCGGGCAAGATCCGTGTCACTCTCAAAAGTGAGAGCCTTCCAAATCATAACAGAACTAACCTTGAAAGCTTTCTCCAAAAACTCTCGGTTCTCTTTTGTTACAGTTACTTGCTTTTTCATAACTATTTTATTTTAAATTGATTACTATTGCCTCTTCATCAAATGTCTTGGTTAGCATTGCCTTCGCCCAGGACATCGAGTACTCGCCATTGGCCACGATCACGAACGAAACATTGTCGATCTGGTAAGAGAACAGGTCTTCACCGTCAAGCTCGCGGAGAAAGTCACTCACCTTGCTCCATTCGCCATAATCCACAGTTACCTTGATTGCTTTCATTTTCTTTAATATTAAAAATTCGTTAATCAA